AGTAAGTTTGTCCCTGCGGAACATTTGGTGGTTCCTTACGATACTTCTGACTTAGATACTTGTCCGAATATCACGCAGGTTGTGCGTATGGATTTGAACGATTTGCGTAAGAAGCAGGTTGCTGGGATATATCTTGACATTGATGTGATACCTTCTCAGGGGGATGTTACTGGTATTCGTGACGAGATTGACCGGATTGACGGCTTTGAGCCAAATCAGATTGATTACGACTGCACTTTGTTGGAGTGCCATGTTGATCTGGATCTTGAGGGCTACGAGGATATTGGTGAGGACGACGAGCCTACAGGTATTAAGGTTCCTTACATTGTCACTATTTCACAGGACAACGGCGAGATTTTGTCGATCCGGCGTAATTACGCAGAGGAAGACGAGAAGAAGAAAAAGATAAGTTATTTTGTACATTACAAGTTTTTGCCGGGATTTGGCTTTTACGGCCTTGGTTTGATCCACACGATTGGCGGATTGGCGCGTTCTGCAACATCATCACTACGTCAGTTGATTGATGCTGGTACATTGTCTAACTTACCTGCTGGGTTCAAGGCCCGCGGCCTGCGGATCAGGGATGACGACGATCCTTTACAGCCGGGTGAATTTAGGGATGTGGATGCTCCGGGCGGTGCAATTCGTGACAGTTTGATGCCATTACCGTTCAAGGGACCGGATCAGACGTTATTTAATTTGTTAGGGTTTGTTGTACAGGCTGGTCAGCGTTTTGCTACGATTACGGACATGAAGGTAGGCGACGGCGATCAAAGTGCTGCTGTTGGGACTACTATTGCCATGTTGGAGCAGGGGTCCCGTGTAATGAGCGCGGTACACAAGCGGCTTCATTATGCGATGCGTTTAGAGTTTAAGATCCTTGCGCGTGTGATGGGCGAGAGTTTGCCACAAGAGTATCCTTATTCGGTTGCGGGTGACGATGCTACTGTCATGGCTTCTGACTTTGACGGCCGCGTAGATGTTGTTCCTGTATCTAATCCGAATGTATTTAGTCAGGCGCAGCGGATTGCTTTAGCTCAGACTAAATTACAGTTGGCGTCTCAGGCTCCTGAGATACATAACATGCACGAGGTTTACCGGGACATGTATGAAGCGCTGGGCGTGAACGATGCTGACAGGTTGATGCAGTCTTTACCGGACGACGAGCCGCGGCCTGCGGACCCTGCCCAAGAGAACATAAATGCTTTGGATCAAATGCGCTTACATGCGTTTACGGGTCAGGACCATCAGTCTCACATTATGGCTCACTTGGTATTTGGTTCTAATCCAATGATGGCTCAGATGCCCCCTGTTGCTATGTCTTTACAAAAGCATGTTTTGGAACATGTTAAGATACAAGCGGAGGAGCAGGCTATGGCTCAGATGGGTCAGATGCAGGCTCAAGGCGGCGACGAAGCTCAGATGGAGATGCAATATCAGGCTATGGTTGCTCAGTTGGTTGCACAGGGGATGCAGAAGGCGAAAGAGCTTTCTGGACAAATATCTGGTCAGGGACCGGATCCTTTGATACAGTTGAAGGAGAAGGAGTTGGAGATCAAGGCTCAGTCAGAGCAAGCGGATGCACAAGTGGATCAGGCCAAATTGCAGCTTGATGCCCAGAATCAGCAGATGCGCGGTCAACAGTTCCAGCAACGTCTTGCGAGTCAAGAGGCTCAAACGGACAAACGGATTGATAGCGCAATGCAGCGTGAATTGTTAAAACAGCAAAGAGGACAATAGAATGGCAGACAAATATCCCACAAATGATGAATACGCTAAAGAAACGCTACGAAGTGACGGTGGCTCCGCGGCAGGGGGCTTTGCAGCGGGCACAGCCTTTGCGAAAGGCTTGTCTCAAATGGGCGCTCCATTTTTTTCTATAGCTGGACTAAAAAAGAGTATGAAGGCTAATCAAGCTGAAGCTGCTAGGGAATTAAACAGGGTCGGAGCCGCCGCGTCAAAGAAAAAGAAAAAGAAATCTAAAAAAGGACCAAGATAATGGCTAAAGTAAAAGTAAACGGGGCCCCTCCGGGTCCTGCTCCGAAGGCAGTTCCTTATGCTCAGATTGATAAGCAGGGACGTATTCCTTATGGCAAGACTGCTGACGTTAAGGTTCCTACGTCTATGAAGCGTGGCACGGCTCGCGGCATGGGGGCTGCAATTAAGGGCGGCGGCTACTTGGAGTGCTAAGAGGTGGAGATGGATGCGCTATGGAATTTTGTACTAACGGCTGGAGTGGGAGCTTTGGGCTGGTGGATAAAATCCCAACATTCTGAATTAAACCGCGTAACCATCTTGCTAAACAGAACTCGTGAAGAGCTTGCTAAGGAGTATTCAACTAAAGTCGATAGCAACGCATCCATAGACCGATTAATAACCCGGTTAGACGCTCTCGACGCAAAAATGGATAGGATGTTAGAACGTTAGAACAAGAAAGCTCCCGTTATGTTAGATCCTGTTAGTGCGATAGCCCTTGCCACAAGCGCCTATAAAGGAATTAAAAAGGCTTGTGAAGTAGGCAAAGAAATAAGCAGCTTCACAGGCGCTATCTCACAGTTTGCAAAAGCGTCTAGTGACATAGACTTTCTTGAACAGAAATCAAAAAAACCCCCGTTATACAAGATTTTTTCTGACACACAGTCTAATGCTTTAGAGATCTGGACACAGAAGCAGAAGCTAAAAGAAATGAGAGAAGAGCTTAAAGAGTATATAAGCTTTGTGTATGGACCATCTGCTTGGAGAGAAATAGTGGCTATTGAGGCGCAACAAAGAAAAGAACAGCGAGAGCTAGTTTATGCAAAGAAGGAAGCTGTAGATAATTTAATTAATGGAATAATTATTACTATAATCTGTTCAATCGGTATCGCTATAGCCGCGGCAGTTATATATTTTGTAGGTAAGCAGCAGGGCAAGTGGTGAGTGATTCTTGTACAAAGAGGAAAAAACTACGTTGTATATGACAAACAGAAAAAAGTTGTTATAATAACCCGCGAAAAGAATATCGCCGTACAGTATGCGAGGCAACAAAAATGACAGAGTTTGACAAGGCAGATCTAAACAACAACTCAACCATTGAGCGCACCGAATGGAACTTACTTGCGCTTGAGGACCGTAGGCTTGAGATACATGACCAAGATCTGAAGCGCAATGCAGAGCGTAGGTTTACAGGTTTTGCGTTGGCCGGGATGTTAATTTATCCATTCATTATTCTTTTTGCTTCTGTTCTAGGTTTTGACAAAGCTGCAACTTTAATTACAGATATAGCTAGTGTGTATGTGATTGCTGCGTCCGGGGTTGTCGCTGCCTACATGGGCTTCAATGCCTACTCTGCAAATGCGGATAAGAAGAAAGCGTCTATAAGCTACGATGATAGGGAGACACAGAAATGAGTTTAATTGCTTCTTTAATTGGTCCTGTGTCGGGGATCTTAGACAAGGTAATTCCTGACAGCGACATGAAAGCCAAGCTGGCCCATGAGATAGCGACCATGAGCGATACTCATGCACAACAGGCGTTGTTGGCTCAGTTGGAGATCAACAAGGCGGAAGCGGCTTCTGGCAGTTTGTTCAAGGGCGGTTGGCGACCGTTCATTGGATGGACCTCTGGAGTTGCGTTTGCCTACCACTTTGTACTGCAACCCCTGCTAGTCTTTGTTTTAACGGCATCTGGAGTAGATCTGCCTGATTTACCTGAGTTTGATATGTCTACGCTCCTTACAGTTCTAGGTGGAATGTTAGGAATTGGCGGCTTACGTTCATATGAAAAAACAAAAGGATTAACAAAATGAAGATGACAGAAATTGGTGTAAACATGGCGGGTGATCCTGTTTATAATGTTTATAATGATGATGGGACTTTGTTTAAAACCACAATCTATACAAAAGACGAAGCGCAAGCTCTTGTTGTTGGCAACGTAAACGATGTTGATATTATTGAAGGTACGTCTGTACCTGCCTATCAGGGCATGAAAAAATTAGAGCTAGAAGCTTTAATGAGAGAACATGGTATAGAGTTAGACCGACGCAAGTCTAGGGCAGATCTTTTAGCTGAAGTAGATGCTTTCTTTAAAGGATAGGTAATGGAAAACAATGTTATCATTGACACGAGTGGTGGCAGCGATGTTGAAGCAGGCATAGAGTTTATCTACCACATGCGGGAGCATATAGTGGATGTTACCGTGGCTACGGTTTATGGCCTTGTGGTCTTTGCTGTTGTGTTGTGGCTAAAGAAGAAGTTCTCCACTTGATGTGGGTTCTTGTTTGGGTACAGATAATATCAGGAATGCCTGCTGAGTATTTTCAGTTAGGCGTGTATGAAAGCAAGATTGTTTGTGAACAAGTAAGACAAAACGCAGAAATGATGGTAACGCACAACGGCATTGTTGTAGCGTGTTTAGGAGTAGAACTATGAAATTTATTGTAAAATGGTATAATAAAATCCGAGATCGATTTAGTGGTGTGGTTTACCACGAAAGCCCTGTAGCCAAGGTTAAAGTTAGTTCTAAGAAGAAAAAAGGAAAAAAGTAATGGCCTTTAAACTAAGTTCACGAAGCGAAGCCAAGCTAGAGGGACTAGATCCACGGCTTGTTGCGGTTGTTAAATTAGCCATTCACAAAACAAAGATCGACTTTGGTGTGATATGTGGCATGAGAACTACGGAAGAGCAGAAGGCTCTTGTTGCAAAGGGCGCAAGCCAGACAATGAAGTCCAAGCATCTTGAGGGCTATGCGGTAGACTTAAT